CACCGCCGTCGCGCACCATCGCGGCCGGTTCGGCCATCACGGCGCGCTGGAGCAGCGCATGGGCGTCTTCGGGCACGGCCAGCGCGTCGCGCAATTCCGCCAGCAGCGGGGCGGCATCGGTTTGCGGCAGTGTTTCGCGAATCTCGGGCAGGCGGGCAAGCGTATCGCGCAGCGAAGACAGGTCGCGCGGGCGCGCAGAGAGCAGCGCCAGCCGCCCGGTGATGCGCTCCACGTCCGACAGCTTGCGCAGCGTCGCACGCAGCGTCTGCCAGTCGCTGCCGAGCAGCACCTCGATGGCCTGCTGGCGCGCCTGCGGCACCGCGCGATCGCGCAGCGGGTGATGCAGCCAGTGGCGCAGCAGGCGGCTGCCCATGCTCGTCGAGCAGGTATCGAGCAGTGAGAACAGCGTGGGCGATTCCTGCCCGCGCAACGTCTCCGTCAGCTCCAGGTTGCGGCGCGTGGCGGTGTCCAGGCCGATGAACTCGCTTTCGTGCTCGACCGTCAGGCCGATGACGTGGCGCAGCGACTGGCCCTGCGTGGCCGCCGCGTAGTTCAGCAGCGCACCGGCGGCCGCGAGCGCGGCGGTCAGCGTTTCCGCACCGAACGCGACGAGGCTGGCCACGCCAAGTTGTTCGCGCAGGCGGCGCGCGCCGGCGTCCACGTCGAAGTGCCAGTCGGGCAGGCGTGTGCGGGGGGCGTCGTACTGGATGGTGTTGAGCGTGGCGTCATCGGCCAGCACTTCAGCGGGACGGATGCGTTCGAGTTCGCGTTCGAGCTGGTCGGGGCTGCACTCCATCACGCGCAGCTCGCCGCCGACGAGGTTCAGCCATGCCAAGCCGATCAGCGGCGCGGCACCGCGCTTGCCCGGCATGTGCGCAATGGCCAGCAAATGGTTGTTGACCTTGTCGGAGAGCAGCGCCGCATCCGTCAGCGTGCCGGGCGTGACGACGCGTACGACCTTGCGCTCGACCGGGCCCTTGGTGGTGGCCGGGTCGCCGATCTGTTCGCAGATGGCGACCGATTCGCCGAGCTTGACCAGCTTGGCCAGGTACTGCTCGACAGCGTGAAACGGCACGCCCGCCATGCGGATCGGCATGCCGTTGGAGCTGCCCCGCGCCGTGAGCGTGATGTCGAGCAGGCGGGCGGCTTTTTCGGCGTCTTCAAAGAAGAGCTCGTAGAAGTCGCCCATGCGGTAGAAGACGAGCGTGTTCGGGTGGCCCGCTTTCAGACGCAGGTACTGCTGCATCATCGGCGTGTGCTGCGAAATATCCCGCCCCGCAGAATCGGAGTTCACTGTCACTTCACCTCGGGAATCCTTACTGGGCGCCGCTTTGTTGGGTGCCGCAGCTTCGGGTTGAATGTTTTCTACGCTCGTCGTCACTCGCCTACACTCGTGCATTCAGCGTAGCTTTTTGCCGTATGATCTTGTGAAACCTACGCCATGTTCCGGGTCGTGGTTTCCAGCAAAACCTACGCCGAAAAAAGCTACGCCATGTATTTCGATGCTCGCGCTGCCAAGCTTCTCACGCCTGGCCAGCACATGACTCTCGATCAGTTCCCAGGGTTGCGCCTGGTTTGCAGCTCGACACGCCGCACGTGGATCTACCGCTACAAATCTCCCGTCGACGGTCGCATGAAGCAGACCAAAATCGGAGCGTGGCCGGCAATGTCGCCGGCAGCTGCAATTGTCGAATGGGAGAAGCTGCGCGCCACGCGCGATAGTGGGCGCGACGTTGCGGCGGAAAAACGTTCGGGCCGTGCGGCAGCGCGTGCTGCCGAAAGCGGAGAAATTGTACCGGACGCCGTCGGCTATACCGTGCGCCGGCTTTGTAATGACTACCTCACAGGACACGTCGAGCTGCGTCGGAAACTGAAAGGCGCGAAGGAGGTTCGACGGATGTTCGACACCATGCTTGGCGCGCTGGGCGACGCCAAGCCGGATTCAATTACTCGGTCGCAGGCCTTCGATTTTCTCCAGTCGTTTGCAGCCATTCCGGTGCAGGCGTCCAAGCTACGCGCCGAACTCGGTGCGGCCTGGGACTACGCCTATGATTCCGGCCGCCTCGCACCGTCCGTACCGAACTGGTGGAGGCAGATCATGCGGGGGCGCTTGCGGAGCACCGGCAAGAGGATTGCCGGAAAGCAGGTTGGCACGGCAAAGCGAGTTCTGACACCACGCGAAACTGGCGAGCTGATTCGGTGGCTTCCAAATTTCTCGGCGCTCATTGATGACGTGTTGACGCTGTACCTCTGGACCGATACACGCGGCGCAGAGATTGTCGCCATGGAGGCTGAGGAGATCACCGAAGAGGCGGACGGCCTCTGGTGGACGATCCCGAAGGCAAAGACGAAAAATGCAAACCGCGATGACGCGACAGACTTACGGGTGCCCCTGGTGGGTCGCGCGGAGAAAATCGTTCGGAGGCGGTTGGCCATTGCTGAGCGGGGCTACCTGTTCCCGTCGCGTGCGGACGGGCATGTCCAGCAGAAGGTCATTCAGACTGCCGTGCACTATTACCAGCCATACTCGAGAACGAATCCGCACTTGGAACGCCCGCGCTTGCCAGTAACGCACTGGGCGCCCCATGATCTTCGGCGGACATCGCGGACGTTCCTCGCTGCACTAGGCTGCCCGAGGGACATTGCAGAACTGATCATGGGCCACATGCTTCCCGGTGTGGAGGGTGTGTACAACCTCCACACATATGATCGTGAGCGGCGAGAGTGGTTGAGTCGCCTGTCGGACTATTTGGAAAACCTGGCTGTGACTTGGTAGTTCAACTTCCTCGTCGGCCCGTGTTGGGCGGCGGCAGGAGATCTGACACTGGTCGCGCCTCCGCCCATTCCTGGACCTCTCGTAATAACCAGCCTACCCGGCGCGCCGAGATCTTGCGTGGCTTCGGGAAGGCATTCTCACGCACCAGCTGCTGTACGCTCGTTTCGGAAAGAGATAGAGCGGCAGCGACCGACTGTAGGTCAAGGTAGATAATTGGCTTCATCCTAAAATGCCCTCGCTTGCGCCGAGCGAGCGGCCAATATCAGAAAAGAGTGGGGGGTGGGTATGTTGTTGTTCGAGCGCCATCAAGAATGGGTCGCTGCGCTGATCATGGGTCTCGTTGGTGGGGTAGGAATTGCAACTGTCTGGACGTTCGCGCCAGCAAAGGATATTTGGGATATTGCGACGGCAATTGGAACTGTAGGAGCAACGATCGCCGCAGTCGGAATCGCCATTTCCGGAAACAACCAGCGGCGAAGGGAGGCACTCCAGGTCGCCAATCTTGTTGCGGCCAGGGTCGGTGCGCTGGCAGAGCAGTCCATCAAATTTGCGGTGTATGCGAGCAAATGGGCCTCGTTTTACGAGGAACCGGACCCTATGCGGCCCGTGCAGCGCTTCTCTAAGTTCGCAGATAACGTACAACGTGCGCAGTTGGAAATCCCCTTGGCCGACCTGTTGGCCTTGGTGCCGATCCCAAATCGCTGCGCCCATCGACTCGCGCGGGCTGCATCGCTTTTGGCTGTCTTGCATCGCGACGTCAGTGTTGCAGCCGGCTATTTTGATATTTCGACGTATGAATACGTAGTATGGTCCGAGCGCCGGATTGAGCTTGCAAAGGACTGGAGTCAAAGGTTGCAGGACATTCTGGTTCTGCTCGCTGTTGTGAAACACGAATGCGTTAAAGCTACTCATCTCAGCGCGCCGGTCCCCGGCGTTGTAGAGATCATCCACATCAATCCCGAAAGGCACGCTCCGGTGGCAGAGTGAAGTGGCGGCTGGCCGTCTCGTGAAAGGGGCTTGCACCACGCTGCTCTGCCGGCGTGGAACGACGCTCGCGCTTATCCTCATGCTGCCTCGCTAATAGACTTCGCATCGCGCGCTGACCAACAAGCCATCTCTGGCATATTGGCGCGGACGAGTGCTGCTGCCATGGGCGGGCTGACGCTGTTGCCGCACATGCGGACTTGCGCATGCTTCGGTAGCCGGCGGCCGTTGATGACCGGGGCGATGACGTAGCTCGAGGGGAACCCCTGTGCCGCGTAGAGCTCGTGCGGCTCCAGCATACGCATGCCGATGTCGGCGATCTGGTACTGCTCACCGGCCACCGTCACGAGGCCCAGCCGGTCCTTCGTCGGGATGGTGTGCATGGGGTCGCGGCAGCCCTGATCCTGTCCGCCCTCGCTGTAGTACTTCACGAGGAAGGCGCGGACCTCGCCGATGTGGTTGCCGCCGGAGGTGATGGTCGGCATCGGCGCACCGGCGTCGCTGCCCGTGGTGGTGCCGTACATCTTCACCATATGCGAGGACACCAGCGCATGGTGGTCCGTGGTCGTGATGGTGCTCGCGGGCTGGGCCATGCCGACGCCTGGGCCTTCGTAGTTGCCGCCGTAGTGCTTGGCGAGGAACGCCGATACCAGCGCGTGCTTTGCGCCCCCAGCCACCACAGTGCCTAGCGGCTTATCCAGTCCTGGCGCACGCGGCGCTTGGCCCGCACGCTCACCGTAGCCGGTCTGCACCAGTGTGGCCGATGCAAGGGCGAAGTGCCCGCCCTTGACCTCCGCGCACTGGGTGCGCAGCGGTTCGTCGGCCCGGAACGTGCGCTGCGTCGATGCGTTGGCGCACTCGGTCAGCACCGGCATGACGATCCCAAGCGCATGCGGCGCGCCGGCAGGGTTCTCCTTGGGGCCCGCAGTGATGGTCGGCACAGGAGTGCGCAAGTCTGCACCGGTCGAGCCGGTACGGAACTTCGTCAGGTGAGGCGCCACCAGGCCGAATCCATGTTTGGCAGTCAGCGTCTGCATCGGATCGGACAGTTGTTGGCCCCGGAAGTAGTCTTGACCGTGGTTCACCTTCACGATGAACGGTTCGGCCGAGTCGATGACGTAGCGGCGCAGGCCGCGCGCAATGCGGCGCTCCGTCGCCTCGGCCAGCGGGCGCTTGCGTTCAAAGATGGACGGGCAGGGGATCGTCCAGTCGATGCACTCGGCGGCCATGCGCCACGGCTTCAGTTTCTTGGCGAGCACGCCAGCGCTGCCAGGAGCGCCGTGTGTAGGCTCCGGCCACACGATGGGCTGGCCGTCGCACCGGGCGATCAGAAACAGGCGCTTGCGGATGGTCGGCGCGCCGTAGTCGCAAGCGCGCAACTCGCGCCACTCGACGGCGTAGCCCTTTTCCTGCAGTTGGCGGACGAACGATCGGAAGGTGTCGCCCTTGCGCTTCGGGCACGGCGTGCCATCGGGCAGAACCGGGCCCCAGGTCTGAAATTCCTCGACGTTCTCCAGGATGATGACGCGCGGACGGACTACTGCCGCCCAGCGCATCGCCACCCAGGCTAGTCCGCGAATCTTCTTGTCGCGGGGCTTCCCGCCCTTGGCTTTGCTGAAGTGCTTGCAGTCGGGCGAGAACCACGCGAGCCCGACGGGCCGGCCGCCGGTTAGCTCGAGCGGCTTCACATCCCACACCGACTCGCAGTGATGTTCGGTCTGCGGGTGGTTCATGGCATGCATCGCCACCGCTTCGGGGTCGTGGTTGATGGCGTGGCCAACGTGACGCCCGAGCGCGAGCTCAATGCCGCAGCTGGCGCCGCCACCCCCTGCAAAGTTGTCGACGATCAGCTCGTGCTGGATGTCGAGCAGGAACTGGTCGCGGATCATCGTGCGCCCTCCTGCTGCGTGGGGGCGGCTGGAACGATTCGCAGCCCGAGGTTCTCCAGCGCGTTGAACAGGCAATTGCGCAGTTCGTCCGCGTTTGCCAGCATGGCCTCGGGGTCGTCTTCCGGCGATGTCCGGTCCGCGAGTTCCGCAACCTGTTGGATCAGCTCACTCGCCAGAGAATCGCGCTCATCTGCTGCAAGGTGGGCTTGCTGCGCGCCTGCATCGCGGCCCTTTTCAGCGAGCTCGTCGTCAACTTCCGTCTCGCCGAGCCAGGCCGAGCCCTCCTCGGGGTAATCCACGCCCCAGGCAATGAGCCCGTTTTTGTGAGGGGCAATCGCCACCTCGGAGTCGTGGCCGCCGAAGAAGGCTAGAAGCGCCTCCGCCTGGCGCAGGGTGATGATGGTCTGCGCTGTCTTCACCGTGCACCTCCCAGCTCTACCCACCGGCGAATAAACATCGCCTGCGCCCGCTCCGGGTGGACCGTGTTCACGCGGCGTGCCAGCGGCGCGATGCCGTCGAGGATGGGCCACGGCGTGTCATCGTGCGGCATGAGGTCGCGGCGTTCCGTGGCGAGGAGCACAAGGTCAGCAGTCGCCACCGCGTCGCTGAGTTTGACAGGCAGGCCGAAGCGCGCCCGAATGACGGCGTCGACGCGGTCTTCCACGGCACGGTAGTCGGGCAGCAGCGCCTTGAGCGGTCGCGGGATGTCCTTGCAGTACGCCTCGTGGGCGTCATGCAGGAGCGCCTCGAGCGCATGTTCGCGCGGCACGATCTGGCTGACGAGCACGCTGTGCTGTGCGACGCTGTAGAAGCGGCGGGCGTGGCCGGCGTAGCGGCATTCGTGCGCGAGTGCCTGCGCGATGTCCAGGATGTCGACCTGCTGCGGTTGCGGATCCGCGTAGTCGAAGCGTTTGCCCGTGGCAGTGAGGATCCAGGTCATGCGTGCTCCTGCTCGAAGTGCAGGTTCTCGACCAGGATGTCGAGCGCTGCGAACAGGTCTTCAGGGCGACGGTCGTTGTGAATGACTTCGTCGTCCGGCCTCACGGCGATGCCGGCCTCGGTGCTGTGCGAAGCGACGCGCGTGGCGGCTTTGCGATGCAGGTGCACGACCACGCCACGATGTTTGCGGATCATTGCGGCCTCATTTTCCTCACGGACGTCGGAGATCACCAACGCGCGGCCGAGCGTGACGTGCTCCGCCAGCACGGTGTCCTCAGCGAGGCGTACCCAAATCTCGGGGTGAACGAGAGAACGCCCCCATTCGGTCCCGAGCAACTGCATGAGCTGACGTGGCGATTTGCCGATCTCCTGAAGAATCTCCTCCTTGCGGCCGTGCTCAAAATCCTTCGGCTCCAGAGTCGGGAAGGCTGCCAGCAACATCGCGCGGATCGGGTCCGCAAATGCGATTTGTCGGAACCCATGTGCGGCCCGCAGATACCCTGCGGCCGTGTCTTTTCCAACGCCGGCGTTGCCGGCAAGTCCGATCAGCATGTCGGGTGCTCCTGGTTGGTCAGTCGAGGTCGTTGGCCTGCAGCTTTTTCAGGTCAACGGCTGGGAAGAAACGGGGGCGGGGCGCTTTGTGCTGTGCGCGGCGAAATGCGCGCAGCGACCGTGCGAGCTGGCGGCGGATGGCCGGAATGTCGACCTGCTCCTGGGCGCGGCCGCTGCCGCGCACGCGGTGAAATTCCGCGATCAGATCGGCACGGGTAAAGCGCGCGCGGCTCATGGCAGCGGCGGAATTTCCGGCGCGATGGCGCCGGCCAGGCCGAACAGCAACAGGATCAGCGTGATCGCCAACGCTGGCCGTGCGGAAAACGGGCCGTGTGCAAGGTGGTGGACGGACATGGCTCCCCTCAGACGTGGCGGTGAGCGGTGGTCTGCGTCCGCGGCACATCTTGGGCGCTGTCGTCCAGGTGTTGCGCGATGGCGTGGATGGCGATAACTGCCGCGGTGGCGGCGAGGTAGATGAGGAAACCTTTGGTGCGGGAGAAGCGGCGGTTTGCCATGGTTTGCTCCATCAGGGTGGCGATGGAGCGGAGATTAGCGATACGCAAACTATACGTCAATAGCGGAACGCGAAATTATGGTTAGCGTTGCGCTGAGCTATAAATGGTTGGGCGCAAAAAAAGCCCGCCGAAGTAGGCGGGCCTTTGGATGCGTGTAGTGAGCTTCAGAGTCGATTGTCGTTCCACACGGCTCGGCCGACGATCATGGTGCGGTCGTCGGGCGGCAGGAGCTTGTCCGGGTAGGCGGTCTTATCGGGGTTGTCGCTGCGCATGATCCAAGCTTGAGCGCCGAGGCCCGGATGGTAATCCCGAATCAGTCTCTTGAGCACGAGGCCGCCTTCCGGTGTGCAGATCGCATACACCTTTCCGTCTTTCGGTTCGGTGTCGGCAGTGTTGATGAGCACGACGCAACCGTCCTGGATGAGCGGCGCCATGCTGTTGCCGGAGGCGTAAATGATCCGAGCCGTTTTCTCGGTCACGCCAAAATCCTTGAGGCTTGAGCGCTTGAACGCAAGGCCGCCCTTGACCACAACGTGGTCCACAAACTTCCCCGTGCCACAGGCAGCCTCGACATCGAGCTGCGGAACGAGTGCGAACTCAGCCTCGGTCGGTGTGCGCACTCCGTCCGGTTCGTGGCGGTGCGGAATGTCGAGGTAGCCTCGCTCGACTCCTGCTGCATCTTCGATTTTCCAGGCCGTCTCTTTGCGCATGCCTCGCGGCTTGCCCGTCTTGGAGTCCTTTGCGCCATCGCGCAAGTTGTAGAACTGGGACAGCGACATGCCTGCGTTCTTTGCGAGCGCGGGCGCGCCGTGGATTGCTTCCAGCGCGCGGATGTTCTGTCGTCGGATTTCGTCAATGTCCATGCGGCCGATTAGATTGCAAAACGCTAAGTTTGAATATGCGCGAAACGCGATTGACGTACTGTTTGCGTATCGCTACTATTTCGCGCATGACGCTATCGAACTACCTACGCTCACGACCCCGAGGCGCGTTGCGCAGCCTGGCTGACGCAATCGGGGTCAATCAAAGTGACGTGTCGAACTGGGCTACCGGCAGGCGGCCCGTTCCAGCAATCCGCTGCGTGGCCATCGAACGCGCCACTGAACGGGCTGTCACTAGGCGCGACCTGCGCCCCGATGACTGGCATCTCATCTGGCCCGAGCTTGCGCACCCAAATCCCCCAGCAGGGGCTCCTGTTTTGCAACGGGGTGTCGCGTGACGGATGCATTTCTGCAAGACCTTATAAGGCTGCTCCGGCGCATTGCGCTCGCCCAAGGCGTCGTGCTGGAGCGCCGTGCCGCGCTTCTGCCACTCAACGGGCCCAGAGAAGGCTATCCCGCTGGCGTGATCGCGTGCGTTGCCCATGTCCTCGATCTAATTCGACAGACCCCGGAGGGTCGGAAAGCCCTGCTTGATCTCGGCTTTGAGCCAGTCTTTGAGGATGTCGAACGTCCACGACATGGAGGGGCCGATGACTGATTTTTTGGCCTTGGCCCAAAGCGTGTCAGAGCGGCATGCGTCCGCAAAGTCGCAGCCCTCCCAGGTCAGTCGCAGCACCAAGGCCGATGGAGGGTCGCTGCGTCCGTACTGCTGCACGAGGCCATCAACAAGCCCCGCATCGATCATCCATTGCACGTGGGCCGCAAAGGTGAATGGGTCAATGCCATCAAGGCTGCCGAGGTGCTCGCCTCCGGGAAGTGCTTCCGTCGCCAGGGCGATTTTTCGAATCAGATCAGCATCGCGTCGCATGTTCTTTGTCTCGCAGAGGGTGGGGGTGGCATGACGCCCGTCAAAAAAGTGTTGCGGCTTGTTTCGTCAGGCCCCGGAAGGGAGCGGCGACAGGAAGTCGCCGGCTCTATCCCCTCGTTTGTTGTTGGCGCTGTTGGGCCCGCTCTGCTTGTGCCACTTGTTCCTCCACTTGGGCAAAGAACCTCTGCAAGTCCTTTATTGCCTGCGACTGAATTTCCATGGCTTCAGCGGAGCTTGAGGGGGAAGTCGCATTGAAGCGCATTTCGTCGATGAACTGTTTCGGAGCATGTGCTCGTGCCCCGGAATCGTTCAAGAATCAACGGGCGTAGGCCTGCTGCAGCAAGAAGTCTTGGGCCGTCAGGCGTCCACTGATCTCGTTGATCGCGGCGGCAACGGCGAGAAGTGATTGTTCAACTTGTTTGTCCACGCGTACTCCAGCTGTGTGGGTTGATGGGGTGGTGCCTTTCGATCTTCGCATGGCTGTGAGTGCGCACCCATGCTTGATGCCGCCATCGTAAGTGCGTGCGTCCCAGAAGAAAACGGTCATTTTCGGGAGTGTTTACCGTGGTCTCGTCCAGTTTCAACGAAGTCGACCAGCACGAAGCGCTCTACGCGCTCGCGTCGCGGTACCCCGGCGGGCTCAACGCCTTGGCGGACGCGCTCAGCCGCCGCGCGGGAAAAAAGATGTACGTGCCCGTCCTGCGCAACAAGCTGCGCCCTGGAATTTCCACGCACCACGTTACCGTGGAAGAGCTGTCGCTGATCCTGGAATTGTGTGAGGAGGCGGGGATGCCCACGGCATTTGCCCCCCTGGAGGCGCTGTGCTGGCGCCACGGTCGCGTGCCGGTTGCGGTGCCATCGGTAGATGATGCCGAAGCGGACCCGTCGCACGCGGTGTGCAAGGTGATGAGCAGGATCGGCCGGCTGGCCGACACGGTTGCCAAGGCTGCGGAAGACAACCGGATCGACCAGCGTGAGCTCGAGGCCATCGAGGCGGAGTTCTTGCGCGCCTCCAAAGCCTTGGCGGCGTGGCATGTTCAGATCCGCGCCCGGGCCGCGCGCCAGGCCGAAACTGCGTGAGCGAGGTCGGGCACATGGCAAACACAAAATCCACCCTCGCTAATCAAGCGCGGAAGGAACGTCGCGTGCGGGCGCAGATCGAGGCGCTGCTTCTCGAGTCGCCCGGCACCCGATACAACGAAAGTCAACTGGGCCGGCAATTCGGGCTGACAGGCGGCGCCATCAAGCGCGTCATGGCCTGGCTCATGGCGCATAACCCGCGCATCGTCACCTGCGGCGGCTCCATTCGCCATTACAGCGCCCTCGAGTTCGGCCTGATGTTCTCGCGCGGGTCTGGCGAGCTCACCGGCTACACGGAAAACCTGTTCCGCATGGCCGAAGTGCGCATGTCGCTGCGCGGCGCCCGTTGGCGCCTGGATCGGCCTGCTGGCTGGCGACCGGGACAGGACCCTGCATGACGCAACGCCAGCTCGGCCCGAACACGCAGGGCATTCGGTTCGGTCCCGAGCTTATCTGCTGCAAGCCAGGGCGCGTCAGCGTTGGCCTGGCCTGTGACAGGCCAACGCAGCAGTGCTGCGCGTGGCACCACATCCGGCGCACCGTTCGCCATCGTGGCGATGCCGTCCTGATTCAGTTTGCAGAGCACTTGCTGACCGCGTGCCAGTGGTCGCTGGGCGAGGTGTTCTTCTCTTTCAACGCCGCCGGCGAGTCTTCATCGCTGGCGGTCGTGTGCGCCAGGCACTGGCGCGCCATTCCGACCGCGGCCGATCGCGCCGCGTATCGCAATCAAGTCAGCGTTGCAACGTCGCCGGAATTCCTGGCGGTGTTCGACGTGCTTTGTGAGGCCGAGAGCGGCCAGAAGTGAGGTTTCCCATGGACTACCCAATCGAGCCTATTACTGCGATCGAGGAGCGCGGGCGCTCTGCTCGGCGCTTGGGGCTGCCGCCTGAAGCGTGTCCATATGCCTTTCAGTCGGCGCACTGGTGCAAGTGGCAGCTGGGCTATCTGACCGACGCGTTGGAGGCCGCTAACGCCCCTGTGCTGCTTGCGGCAAATGAGGTGGCTGCATGAGTGCCGGATTCCTGACCAGTAACGCCGAATGGCAAGCACTGCGGGCCGTCGACCATATCGCTCGCGATCTCTACATGGCGCTGCGCCGCTGCATGGACTTCCGCACAGGCATCGTTGGCGGGCCGCACAAGGCCATTTCGTGGCAGGCGCTGCGCGAAGACTGCGAGGTGCCCGGGCGCCCAGGCGTGCGTTGTTTTCGACCGACCGAGCAGCAGCTGCGCCGTCGTGTCGAGCAGCTCGAGAAATGCGGCCTCGTGCGCCGGATCAGTGTGGGGCTGACCCTTCAATTTCGCATGCTGATGGCCAAGACGGATTCGTCTGTCCAGAAAAAAGCCGGAGGGGGTGCGAGAGGGGAGAAAAAGCCGAAGAAAGCCAGTACTGGCGCGGGTGGAAGCGGGTTGTCCACAACGCGCAGTTTGCGAAAAGCCGGCACACATCCGAGCCCCGGTAAAACCACTAATCCCTCCTCACCTCCCTTTGCTGAACATGAGGAGGAAGAAGGGGTGATTTCCGATTCAGGCCCTCCGGTGAACGCCGCGATGCCGGTGCGTGACGCGGAGCACGCGCACCGGCTCTCAGAGCAACGTGGACGCGAGGCCTGCGCGGCAGGGGATGGCCCTTCGGGCCGGCTTGCAGACGGCGAACATGGCGAAGGGCTGCACTGGTCGCCCGTGCTGGCGTGGCCACGGCGCATTCCGCCGCATGAGCGCGCTGCCGTTGCGCACCAGTTGGCGGTGTTGCCGCATGCCGTCCGACAGCGCGTGCTCGACGAGTGGGACGGCGCGATGGATACCGGCCTCATCAACAGGCCCTGGCGCTTTTTCGAGAGCTTGGTCGAAAAGGCGCGAGCGCCTGGCTGGCTGCCAGAGCACGCCGACCGCGTGGCCGCCCGCCGTGCACAGGCGCGGACGGTCGAGTTGCTGGTGCGTCAGCAGCGCAGCGCGCCGCCCGGTACCGGCGTCACGGCGTTGGGATCGCTCGCCGCAGCGCGCATGCGGCAGCTGGTCAAGCGGCGGGGTGGGTCATGACGCCGGAGCAGGCCTTCGCCGAGGCAGTTGCGCAGATGCCGAGCCGCGCAAGCGGCGCCGCCGCATGGAGCTCGCGCGCCGTGTTCTGGACCGCAGTGCGTGCCGGCGCCGCAACGCTTGCCATGCCGTGGGAAGCGGCGCGCGACAGGTGGACCCAGCTCTGGGCCATCGCATGCGAGGAACACCTGCCGCCAATACCGGGCGCTGCGCACGTCGGTGCGCCGCCTTCACAAGCCGCAGCTGAGCGGGCGCTCAGCGCAGTGAAATCCATCGTTGGCCTGAATAGGGGGAAAGGGCATGTACACCGCTAATCCGGCGCCGCCGCGTGCGTCCGCGTTGCGCGACTATCCGTTCGACGCGCTCGACGAGTTGCTCTACGACTGGTTCCTGTGGGAGCAGTCGTACAGCGCCACGCGAGGTTACTCGAGCGTCGATAAGACCTGCGCCGGCGCGGCCAGCTCGCGCCAGTGGGAAACGACCGATGCGATCCTCGAGGACGGCGTCTTCGCATGGCAGATGCAGCAACTCAACGCATGCATCGATGAGCTGTCGAGCGACCACCAGCTGGCGATCCGCGTGGAGATGATGAACCGCAAGGGTCCGGCGGTGTGGCGCAACCCGCGTGCGCCGGTGCGCCAGCACATCGTCTATCCGCAGGCGAAGGAAGCGTTGCGCCCGATCCTTCATCGTCGTGGCGTTGAGATCGAGTGTTGACATCGTCGAATCGCAAGCCTATATTCCGCCCCGTGGGACGACGCACGTCCCTACGAAACGCAAAGCCCGACCCTGACCCGGTCGGGCTTTTTTTTACCGCTCGTTCTTGCGAGGTCGCATCGCCTCTGCATTGCTTGACTCTTTCGGTTAATCACCAATTTTATGGATGTCGGCGGCTCTTGCGCCTCCTATGCTGGCTCTGGCCCCGGCTCGGTATTGAGTGGGGTACGCGACAGCCACCTTGAGGAGATGAACATGCAGAAGATGATGTTGGCAGCACTGCTGTGCGCGGTCGCCGCAGCGGCGCATGCGGGGGACCCGAATTTGAAGCGCAGCGGTGACAGGAGCAAAACTGAAGCCGGAGTGAGCGATTGGCGCAACAAGAGTTCGGCTCAGCCACGAATGCGTCAGGACACCTCTGGCACCTACCGCGACAACAAAGGGAACACGCGGGGTGTGAAAGACGGACGCGTTCGAGATCCGCGATAGGTCTGTCGGTTATCAAGCGAGGCCCGCCGAAGTGCGGGCCCTTTTTTTTGACCAATCGGAGTGCGATCCATGCCCCGTAAGGCGCCGCGCCCGTGCCGCTCGCCCGGCTGCCCTAAGCATGCCGAACCGGGCGGCGCTCACTGCGCCGAGCACGCAGCAGCCCGACGCGCGGCCGAGTATGCCCGGCGCGGCAGCGCGGCCAGCCGCGGGTACGACAGCAAGTGGCAGCGCGAGCGTCTCGCATACCTCAAGCAGAACCCGATCTGCGTTGAGTGCAAGAAGGCCGGCCACGTTGTCCCGTCGAAAGTCGTCGACCACATCGTGCCGCACAAGGGCGACCAGAAGCTCTTCTGGAACCGACGCAACTGGCAGGCGCTGTGCAAGACCTGCCACGACCGCAAGACGGCCCGCGAGGACGGCGGCTTCGCCAACCCGCGGCGCTGATCGCGGCGCGGCGGTGCGGGCGGGGTGGCCGGGTGGTGCCACCCCGCCAGGGAGGGGGGGCGGTCGAAAAGCTGGGGCGCGGGTCGACCCAGACCGCGCTCCAGGTCGATTTTTTAGGCCGGTCGAGTTTGGTTAGGGGGGGGTTTAGCAATCCGCCCCATAGAGCGCACGAAACGAGGCGGGAGGCCGTTTCAAGTGCCTCGCACGTAAAGGAGCCGTCTATGGGCCAGCAAGACAACGCTGCGCCGACGAATCTGCCCGAGACATCGTCGGGGCGTTCTGTTGGCGTTGGTAAGGAAACGCGGTCGCCGCCCCCTCCGCCGGGCGTCGACCTGAGCCCGCGCGAGCGCAAGGTGTGGGACTACATCTGCGCGCACCTGCGCGAAGCCGGCATGCCGCACATCACCGCGGGCATTGCCATCGCGGTCGTGTGCCGCACGTTCATCCGCTGGGTGAACACCGAGATGGAGCTGCGCAACTTCGAGGCATCGAACGGCGGCTCCTACTTCATCAAGACGCCGAAGGGCTACGACCAGCCGCACCAGCTGTTCTACGCCGCGTCGTCGATCAAGAAGGAGTTGCTCACATGGCTGCCCGAGAGCTGCCTGACGCTGCCGTCGACAGTGACGGCGCGAGCGAAGCTGGGCGACGAGGGCGTGCAGGACGATCTGTTCAGCGACCTGTTCGAGCACGGGCTCGAGCGCGTCGCACCGCAAAACAAGTTGCCCGCCTGACGCCGGCCGTCCTGCACGAGTGGGACGAGGCGTATGGCCTGCCGGTGCTGCGCGGCGAAGTGGTGGTCTGTGAGTACGTCTACCTCGCCGTCGAGCGGCACTACCGCGATCTGCGCGACGGCGCCGCGCGCGGCCTACGCTTCGACCCGGAGCGCGCCTGGCACGTGATCCGTTTCATCGAACGGTTCTT